AAGCGCTTATCGCTTCCACGTTGAGTACCGCCATAACGGTAATTTTTAACTATAGGGTTTTGTTCACGCCCGTTTGGATGCACTCGGCCTGCAGTTTCATAAATTGTGCCTGCAGCCGATACGTTTACAATGCGAGCTAACGCCCTAAACCCTTGCCGATTAGGTTTGGAGGGTGAAGTTTTATATCCAATACCCGCTTTAGCTGCACGGCTATCCCATTTAGGAAAACGTGCATTTTCTGAGGTTTTACCCCAACCCGATAAAGGAGCTTCACTAGGTATAAAACCTCTAGCATCTTTTACAATAGGCTTTAAGAGGTTTGCTAATTCTTTCCGCATTTCTTTTGCTAAGTCAGGTGT